TAAAAGAATTTATGAAGAACAAAAAAATCAAATTGATCAAGATATGTCACCATTTGGTTTTATTTGTGATGGTGTTAATGATGAGGAAAAGAGTTTTGTGGATGTAGATGGTGACCGTTGGTACTTAGATGAATATGGCGATACCTCAAGTGAATTCACATATATGGCATCATACCTCTGAAATGCAGTAATTTATAAATAAGTTTAGAATAAAAAATTTGATCTTTAGGGGTAAAAGATGGCAACACAATTATCGCCAGGAATTGTTGTTCAGGAGCGCGATTTTACAAATTCACGTCTTCAGGAAACAATTACAAATATTGCAGCTCTTGCTGGTCCTTTCACAAAAGGCGAAGTTGGTGTAGCAAAGCTTATCACTAGCGAAAAAGAATTAGTAGAAACTTTTGGTAAGCCAACTTCTGATAATTTTGAGTATTGGTTTACTGCTTCTGAATTTCTCAACTATGGCGGAAATCTTCAACTAGCAAGAATTTCTTCTTCAAGCGCTAATCATCTTACGAATGCAAACGCTACTGGTGCAGTAGCAAGTGGTGTTTCTTCTGTAAAAATTAACAGCATTAATGATTATGAAACGAACGTAGAAAATACTGCTCAAACATACAAATATGCTGCAAAAAATCCTGGTACTTGGGGCAATGCTCTTACAGTAGCATCAATTGATGCTGGTGCCGATCAAATTCTTACACTTGCTTCTGGAGTTTCATTTGCTCAGGGTGCTACTGTAACTAACGGAACTGCAACTGGTAAAGCATATGTAGCAAATAGTGGCGACACAACTAAGGTTGCTGTTGTATTAAATACTGGTTCAGTCAAATTTGCTTCTGCAACAACTGTTTCTGGTTCTTTGGTTTCATCAGTAACTGATTGGTATGATGAGCAATATGCTATTGCTGGATCAGTCAAGTGGAATTCTATTGCTCCACGTCCTCGCACTTCTCCTTATGCAGCATCTAAAGGTGGCTCTAATGACGAAATTCATGTAATTGTAATTGATACTACAGGAGCTATTACAGGACAAACAAATGCAATTGTTGAAAAACTTCTTTATCTTTCAAAAGCATCTGATGCTAAGACAACTGAAGGAGAAAACAATTTTTATAAGAAAGTAATTAAAGGACGTTCACAGTACATATATCTGGGTTCGCACGAAGCATCTTATGATTATTCACCAGCTGGAGCGGTATCAATTTCTGATACTGGATTATCAGCATCTACATTCAAGTTTACTGGTCCTAAGTCCTACGCTTTTGCTGCTGGTACTGATTACCAAAATTATAATGTAGGAAATGAAACTCAAACTTATGTTGATGTTTTCATGGATACAGAAACAATTTCAATTGATTATATTCTTACTGGACCATCAACTTCTAGCAAAGCAAATTCAATAATCAATATTGCTACAACTAGAAAAGATTGTATTGCATTTGTTTCACCTAAAAGAAGTGATGTTATTGGAAGTGATGCTTCTACAACATCGGCACAGAAAACTAATGTAGTTGCATTTTTTGAATCAATTAGTGACAGTTCTTCTTATGCTGTATTTGATAACAATTATAAGTACATCTATGATAGATTTAACGATGTTTATCGTTATATTCCTTGTAATGCTGACCTCGCTGGTTTGTGTGTAAATACTGCCGCTGTTGCAGAAGCATGGTATTCACCTGCTGGTTTCAACAGAGGTAACCTTCGCAATGCTGTTAAGATTGCATTTAATCCAACTAAGGATCAAAGAGACGAACTTTATGCTAAGCGTGTAAATCCTATCGTATCATTTCCTGGTCAAGGTGTAGTTCTTCTTGGTGATAAAACTGCTCTTCGCAGTCCTTCAGCATTTGACAGAATCAATGTTCGTCGTCTCTTCTTAATTCTTGAAAGAACTGTTAAGGATTTTTCAAAGAATGTTTTGTTTGAATTAAATGATGAAACAACACGTAATAATTTTACTTCACAAGTAAATAATTATTTGCGCGATATTCAAGCAAGAAGAGGTCTTACTGATTTCCTCGTAGTTGCTGATGAATCTAATAATACTGCTAGTGTGATTGATAGAAATGAATTTGTTGCAGACATCTATATCAAGCCAAGTCGTTCTATTAATTTCATTACTCTTACCTTTGTTGCAACTCGCACTGGAGTAAGTTTTGATGAAGTAATCGGCAAAGTTTGATTATAATATAAATACCACTAAGGAGATAATCAAACAATGGCAAATTTAACTGAATTTAAAGGAAAAATTGGATACGGCATTCGCCCTAATCTGTTTCAAGTTTCAATTCCCACAAAACCAACAGCAGTAACTTTAGCTTCAGCTTACGCTGATGATTTTACATTTCTCTGTCGTTCAGCTGGTATTCCAGCAGCAAGCGTAGGTACTGTAGAAGTTCCTTTCAGAGGAAGAGTTATCAAACTTCCAGGAGACAGAACATTTGAATCTTGGACAATAACTGTATTTGGTGATCAAAATTTAAAACTTAGAAGTTATTTTGAAAAATGGTTGGATGTATTAAATGAGCACACAAGTGGTGCTGGTTATACTACATCACTAAGTTATTCTGCAACTCTTCAAGTTGATCAATTGTTTAGAGGTAGTGGTACATCAACTACTACAGATACTAAGAGTCCTCATTCAGTAATTAGATCTTACCAATTTCTTAATTCTTTTCCGACAAATATTTCTCAAATTGATTTGTCTTATGACAACAATAATAGCATTGCTGAATATACTGTAGAATTCCAATACGATTATTGGACGACTAGTGCTACAGTTGCTGGAACTGCTACTATCGGTAATGGCACTATTTAAACAAACTAAATAATATAAGGTTTGAATTTATAAAATGGCTGAATTGTTTGGATTTTCGTTAGATAAAAATGGCGAGAAGAAAAAAAAGCAGCAGGGAGAATTATCTCCTGTTGCTCCTAATAATGATGATGGGGCCGTAGCAATCTCTGCTGGAGGTTATTACGGTCAATATGTTGATATTGAAGGTATTTCAAAAAATGAATTTGAAATGATTCGTAAGTATCGTGAGGTATCTTTGCACCCAGAAGTAGATGGGGCTATTGATGAAGTAGTAAATGAAGCAATTATTTCTGATTTAAATGACTCCCCAGTAGAGGTTGAGTTATCTAATTTGGAAGTTAGTGAAAGTATTAAGAAAAGAATTCGTGATGAATTTAAAGAAATTAAACGTCTATTACAATTTGATAAAAAGGCATATCAAATGTTCCGTCGTTGGTATATTGACGGGAGATTATATTATCATAAAATAATTGATGTAAATAAACCTGGAGAAGGAATTAAAGAAATTCGTTATATTGATCCACTAAAGATCAAAAAAATGAGGGAGATCAAGAAACCAGATAAACCACCAATTAATCAATTAGCACAAATTGATTTTGGTGACATCAAAGAATATTATCTTTTTAATCCTAAAGGTATTTTTTCAAGTACATCTACAGTACAAGCTCCCAGAGATTATATGGGAATTAAAATTTCTGTAGATGCTATCACATTTGTACCTTCTGGTCTTATGGATCTAAATTTAAATATTCCTCTGTCATATCTTCATAAGGCATTGAAGGCAATTAACCAACTGCGAATGATTGAAGATTCGCTGGTTATCTATCGTATGTCTCGTGCTCCAGAACGCAGAATTTTTTATATTGATGTAGGTAACCTTCCTAAAGTAAAAGCAGAGCAGTACCTTAGAGAGGTTATGTCACGCTATAGAAATAAATTAGTGTATGACGCACAGACTGGTGAGGTACGTGATGATAAGAAGTTTATGAGTGTGCTAGAGGACTTCTGGCTGCCTCGCAGAGAGGGTGGTAGGGGCACAGAAATTACTACTCTTCCTGGTGCTCAAAACTTAGGAGAACTAAGAGACGTTGAGTATTTCAAATCAAAATTATATAAATCTCTTAATCTACCACCTTCTAGAGTTGGTGAAGATAGTTCTTTTAGTATTGGTAAATCTGATAACATTTTAAGAGATGAACTTAAATTTGTTAAATTTGTTGGAAGACTTCGTAAACAATTTGCATCTTTATTTAACGATATTTTAAAAACTCAATTAATTCTTAAAAATGTAATTTCATTAGATGATTGGGAAATGATGGAGGAGCATATTCAATATGACTTCTTGTTCGATAATCATTTTTCTGAACTTAAAGATATTGAAATGATGAATGAACGTATGAATATTGTTAATCAAGTTCAACCATTTATAGGCGTTTATTTTTCCAACCAATATGTAAAGAATCAAATTCTTAAACAGACCGATCAAACTGTTAACGATATAAATATTCAAATTCAATCTGAAAAGAAATCTGGTGAGCTTATGGATATTCCCATAGCACCAGTTGAACCAGATCCGATGGCATTAGAACCTCCGAAAAATGGACCTAAAGAAACTAAAACAAAGGATTCTTTAAAACCACAATCGTCCAATAAAGGTACGTCAAAAGATAATATTAAATAAATAAAAGGAGAAGGTTAAAAAAATGTCTATTACTAAAGAATTAATTAATCAAATTGTTAATGGTCAAAATATTACTGCTTCAGATGAAGTGATTAATATTTTATATAATAAAGCCATCTCACAATTAGATGATTATAAGCAACTAGTTGCTTCAGGTTTAATGAATACACCAGAGGAAGAATCCACAGAAGAACAATGAAACTTATTGTAGAGCACATTGAGGACATTGAGTTTCTCGTAGAAGAAAAAGATGGAAAAGAGTATACATACATTCAAGGAGTATTCCTGCAGGGGGATATCAAGAACCGTAATGGTCGTGTATATCCTATGCCTATTCTTCAGCGCGAGGTAACCAACTATAGTACTAACTATATTGACAAATCTCGTGCTCTTGGAGAATTGGGTCACCCTGATGGTCCTACCATTAATCTCGATAGAGTTTCTCATAAAATTGTAGAACTTTATCAAGATGGTTCTAACTTCATTGGTAAAGCAAAATTGCTTGAAACTCCAATGGGTAACATTGCCAAGAACCTTCTTCGTGAAGGTGTACAACTAGGAGTTTCTTCTAGAGGTGTTGGTAGTTTGGATTCTAAAGGTGGTTCTAATTATGTTCGTGATGATTTTATGCTCACCACTGCTGCAGATATTGTAGCAGATCCTTCTGCTCCAGACGCATTTGTGAATGGAATTATGGAAGGAAAAGAGTGGGTATGGGATAATGGTCTTCTCAAAGAATCAGAAATACAAAGAGTTAAAGAACAGTTAAATAAAGTTTCTAAAGCACAACTTGAGGAGACAATCCTTGAGTCATTTGAAAAATTATTGTTTAACTTATAAAATTAATAAATAAGTATTAGAAAATCAAAGTATCCGTAGGGGTAATTTTAATGTCAAATTCGTTAAACGAGAAATTCAAAGATTTTGTATCAGAAAATATTAATGCGGAAACTGTTACAGAAATGAAAAACGCTGTAACTGCTGGCTCTGTTCCCGCAGAAGCTTCACCTCTTCCTAAAGCATCTGCTTCAGAAGTTGCTGTCGCTAATGTAGAACCAATGGCAGCAGGATCTTCTGCTGAGTACAATGGTAAGTTTGAAAACTCTGGCGCTAAAGCAGCCGCCGCTGTTAAGAAGTCTAAGACTCAAGTTAACGCTGGTGAGGGTGGTCAAGACCCAATGCCTAAACTAGGATCATCATTTCCAGGAGATCGTGGTGGTAAAGGAACCACTCGTGGTGGTGGTGAATCAATGCCGACTGTTACTAAAGAAGGCAAAGAAGTTGAGAAGGAAGTTGAGAAAGAAGAAGGTCATGAAGATGAAAAACAAGATAAAAAGTTCATCAAAAAAATGATGAAGAAAGAAGATCTTGATATTAGTGCTGATGTAAATGCTTTGATAAATGGTGAAGATCTTTCAGAAGAATTTAAAGAAAAAGCAACTACTATTTTTGAAGCTGCTCTTGTTTCCAAACTCAATGAAGAAATTGGAAAAATTGAAGAGCAGTATGTTGCTCAATTGAATGAGCAAATTGAAGTGATTAAGGAAGAAATGGCTGGTAAAGTTGATTCATTCCTTAACTATATTGTAGAACAATGGATTCAAGATAATAAACTTGCGGTTGATCACGGTGTTCGCACCGAAATCGCAGAATCGTTTATGTCTTCTCTCAAAGATGTCTTTGTAGAACACTACATTGATATTCCAGAAGAAAAGTATGACATGGTTGAGGGTATGACTGACAAACTAGATGAGATGGAACAGAAACTCAACGAACAAATTGAAAAAAATATAGATTTAAATTCTGCTCTTGGAGAATTCATCAAGGAGTCAATCGTTGCTGAAGTATCACAAGGTTTAGCAGATACTCAAAAGGAAAAACTTTCCTCACTTTCTGGGGGTGTAGAGTTTACCACTGAGGAAACCTATCGTGAAAAAATTGAAACAATTAAGGAAAATTATTTCCCCAAAGTTCAAATTTCAGAATCTGCTGAAGCATCTGAGCCAGTGATTGAACGGGAAGTTCCTGCTCATATGGCTGCTTATGTTAATGCAATCGCTCGTTATTCAAAGTGATCTTTAATTTATAAATAGTTCAAACCTAACAATTCCTAAAGGAGAAAAAAGCAAATGTTCAACACCGAGCATCTGCAGGAAAAGTGGGCACCTGTTCTGTCTCACGGCAATTTGCCTGAGATCAAGGATAATTACAAAAAGGCTGTCACTTCAATCCTGCTCGAAAATCAAGAGAAGTTCCTCCGTGAGGAGAGAATGCTGACCGAAGCTTCACCTACAAATCACGGTCCTATTAATACTGCTACCACTGGTGCAGGTAGCATCGCAGGTTTTGATCCCGTACTGATC